CAATAAAAAAAGTGAACACCCGGGTAAGTGTTCACTAAGAAGTTGTTACTTCGAAACGGAATACCATGAGTCCCGACTAATAGAGACAACTTTATTTTAGATCATTCTAATTAAATTGCAATATAAAAAGCCTATCCAATTAAGGGTAGGCCTTACTGTAAACACGAAAAACTAAGTTATGAGTTCATTCCTGAGCACACTTTTTAAGTATAGCACACACATTATTATAATAGCATTAAAAACAGCATAGTAAAAAGGTCTATCCAAACTGGGATAGACCTTTTATCGTGCTCAGTCACTACAAGACTGTTAAATGATTGAAGGGTTAATAGGTAACCTGACTGAGCGCATCGAAGTAGGCATACTTAACGATGACTGATACTAGCAAAACTTGTTAGGAGTGTTTGCAACTACCATAGTCAGTTTTCATTATAGCACAATTTTAAGTTAGTTAACATAATGCACATTAATAAAAGTAGCCTCACTAACACCGTGTTAGCAAGGCTACTTATTTTTAACTTTGTGAATTTAAATTGGTCTAGGTGAAACGATCAAGTGAAAGCCTAATTTAACAGCATTCTTATTATTTAAAAGTTAGTGAAATATAAACCATTTATTCTATTTAGATTCCTCTGATGATACTTCTGAATCTGGAACATTTTCTACATTGCTATCTTCATCATTATGCAAACTTGAATAACCATCACTTGTATTTTGCAAATCTCGACGCATCAAAATTTCTTGAATTGCAGCTTGCTCCTGTTCTTTCTGATCAGCTTTTAACCAAGATGAAATCTGAAAAACATCTACTAACATCCAAATCCCCGTAATTATAAATCCAAGCCCAAAAAACCATACTGTTAACCAAAATATCAATGTCATAGCCACAGCACTACCAGTTTTACCAAAATAATATCTATGACCACCCATAAATCCTGTAAACCACCATAACAGATAAGCAACCAATGTACTCTTACTATTCTTTTCAACTTCAGAATTTACTAATAGTAACTCTTGATTACTTAACTTACTCTTCATATAAATAGAATCCATAATTATCCCCTAATCCCAAAATTATATGTCCTTTTTTGATACTTAAAAAATGCAGCATACAAGGCATATTTATACTTACTATGTATAACACACTTGTTCGATTAATAAAACTATAATAAATAATTCCTAGATCTCTTGACTTTGCTTTCGCCCTTTGCTGTTCAGAGCGCTTGAACCTGAGCGGGATATAGTTTTCCCCTTGTTTTGCGAAGAAGAAAACTTTTTGTTGTTCGTCACGAATCACCGTCACGTAAAAACACTTGTATTGTTACCATTGCGCTTGTAGATTAGCATTACCAATCTAGCCTATCAAAAAAGCACCCTTGATAGGTGCCAGCAATCATTTATTTTTAGTTGTTTGGATCACCGGCCTTGCGTAATAGCCCTGTACTTTCGTACTGCTTTACCGCCCGCCCCGTGCGTGGGGCATACGTTCGGAACCAACCTAAATACAAGTATAGGTTAGTTCCTAACGGGAGTTTATAGCGGCGGCTCTCGTTTGACCTGTCAACTTGTTTCATCAGCTCCACTAACCGGCTGTCAGTCCTCGAAAGGTAAGATTAGTTGGCTTGGCTAGAATGTTGCCACTCTAGCAACGGGGCTTGGCTCCCCCGTGTTCCAGAAAAATTCAACTCTACCTACTTGAAAAATCTTACAATAGTAGGTAAAATGAACACATAAACTTGATAGATTTACTGTGTTCCCCCGGTGGCGACCGAGGGGATTTTTTGTCTATTTAATTTAGTTACAAACAGTATTATACCCCTTTGCCGATAATATGACAAAGGGGTATTTTTATCGTCTTAACCAACCGAACAAGCCCTTTTTAGGCGTCTTAACTTCTTCCCCTTTATAATGATCCCTAGTAGGCTCTAAAACGTCTGTATCGTCCTTTGAGGCGTCTTCACTGGTCTTTTGTGGGGTGTCAAGTAACTTCTCATTTTGACGGTTAGTCGATAGATTAAGTTGTTGTTGCTGGTCAAGTAATGACTGCATTTTATCTAATTGATCGTTTTTCCGTTCAAGTTCACCCTTCAAAATTTCTATCTGTTCAAGCAATATTCGTGAAGTGTCCGCTTTCGTTTCAGTTGCAAAATGAATGGAATCGTTTGAAAAAGCCTTTATAATAACGTCTTTAGTGTGTTCAGAGTATAGTTTCGCGTTTCCTTTCATTGAACGTTCTGAAATGTTATTGTCACGAATGTATCGCCATACTTTAGTTTTGTTAACCTTTGTAATGTCAGCAATTTCAGATATTTTATATAACCGTTCACCATTATTCATTGAGCGTTCTCCTAACGTTTTTGAATGTTCACTGTGATAGATTATACCATTTCAACACTGAACGAGGGCTTAAAATACGTCTCTCAACACACAAAAAGGCACCCCCACAACGGGAATGCCTTTATACTTAATATTTAAGTTGATTAATAAGTGCCCGTAGTGTAAACGGAAAGTCTTTTTGCACGGTACCATCACCACGGTTCTGGTACATTAGTTCAGCCAATGCGTTGATACAAACTTTTGCTCGTGGGCTATCAAGTCTTGAACCTGTCTTTTCTTCGTCTAACGTGCTGGATAGGTATTCTTTTGCACCATCTAAGTAGCTTTGTAGTAAAGCGTCATCATCTTTTAGATCAAGTGGGATTCGTAAACTATTCTTTAATACATCTAATTGTGTCGTTGGTGTCGTGTTTGTTGGTGTTGTAGTGGTTGGCGTGGTTGGCGTGGTTGCCGTGTCTTTAACCGCACTCATCGTTAATGGAAAATTAAATTGATTGTCCCAATTTATATCAGCCGGTAGACTGATTGAAGCCGTGTTAGTGTTCGTTGCTTTAATAACTAAATCATCGCTTGCGTACTCTGTCTCTTGGTAAGTGAGTTTCCCATCATTTTTAAAAATATAACCAGTGTTTGCCTTTAAGACTACGGTCATTGCTTTAGGGCTTAGATAATAATGATTGGTGCCGTTTTCTACTGTGGGTGCCGGTACACTGATCGTAGCGTTTTGTAACGTTGGTGTAATTTCAACTGGATCTGTGTCTGCCATGTTATTCCTCCTAATTAAAATACTGATTTTATTATGTACAACGAGGGTTGCCCCTCGTTAATTATGACTACTTGCCTGCTGGCGTACCTAGTAAAGCATATTTCATAGCATTCTTATCAATGAATTGATAGTCACCACGGTAGATAACAGCAAGGCCTTGACTAAACGAATCGAATTGTTCCCAGTTTACAGCAATGTTGTCACGCCGGAAGACTGCCACGGCTTGAGGCAAATTACCAACGAATACAGGGAATTGACCTGAAACGTCTGGTAATACAGCATTTGAAACAACCACGATTGGAAGGCCGAATAAAGCCTTACCTGATTGAGCCGTAACATCTTCGGTTAATAAATAACGTCCTTGACTGTCTTTCAAAGTATCAAGGTAGTTATAGCCATCTTGATTAGTGATAACTACTGAACCAACTGAACCCAATACAGCTGGATCAATTTCAGTGTTCTTAATCTTTTTCAAGCCATCAATATCAGCGGCGTTTTCACTGGTCAAAGTTTGAAGCAATGAAATAACATTATGGTTATCAGTGTTCAATACCAACTGTTGAAGTTGTGACTGTACTTCTGCCTTAATATCAATAGCTGAATCTTCGATCAATTCGTTGCTTAAAAAGATCTTGCCAGCAAAGGACTTAGCTTCAAATGGTACATCATTAACACTAGCGTCAACGTCTGGAATGGTTGCAAGTTCTTCTTTTGTTGCTAAAAACTTAGTAGGATCTGAAATACTGATTGGATATTTTCCTGAACCTGTTGAGACATTTTTGATGGTTGCCATTTCTGCAAGATTTTGCTTAGCGTTAGCACCTTCAAAAATAGGTGTCACAACTTCTTGTGGAATAACTGCTTGAGCACCATCAGTCTTTAAACCGCTCCGAATTTCCCCGTGTGAACGTACATAATTGTCGAATGAACGTACTTCGCCTTGCTCTGCTGGATCAATAATAGTTTGTTTAGTCATTTTTGTATCTTCCCCTTTTTGATTGTCTAAAAATTCGTTATATGAACGCTTATCTACTGAAACGTTGCTATCGTCATACGCTGGAATTGTCACCGTGCTTACTTCGAACAGATCTTTGACTTGCTTGATCGTCCGTGTAACGTTGCCTTGATCGTCAACACTGAACTCGTCTCCACCGTCATCAATATCAAAACGGAAGCTCATGCTATCAACGTTGCCGCTCTTAACGTTTGCGTAAGCGTCATTCGCATATGAAACTGAATCATCTAACGTGGCCGTGAAATGTAAGCCCTTATCGTCAGTATCAAGCTTTAACGTGCCAGCCTTAACGCTTGCCAGTGGCTTGGAATAGTCGTGTTGATCCAACATAATCACGTTAGATAAATCAACGTTATCTAATGCTTTAGGGTCAATCACTTCAACGAATCCACCTAAATCTTTTGATGGACTGTTGAACAGTAAAGCGTAACCCTCGATTGTCTTAGGTTGCTTGTCTTGTTGCTGTTGGTCATCTTGTTGTTGGTCGCCATTGTTAGCGTCATCTTCGGGCGTGGCGCCTTGTGGCTGTTGTGCTCGCAGTTCCGCATTTGTAACTAAACGTAAATCTTTAATCAAATTGCGTTACCTCCTAATTTTTGTTTTGCCTCTTCGGGGCTGTATACCCCGGCTTTAGTGAGTTCTATTACATTATCAATATCTTGTTGCTTGTTTACTCGTAGTCGTGAATCATCATAAATGACTTGCTTACCAAGCTTGAAAGCTAACTCGCTTGTAAAACAGTCCATGTATTTGTAAATACTTGATTGATAGTATTGCGCCGCAACTTGTGCGGCTGAACTGTGAACTTCTTCCACGTTGAGCATAGACTGTGGTAGTCCGAAACAGCTGGCAATCTTTTGCGTGCTAAATTCGTTCGTGTTGATTGCTTTAAGTAAACCCTCGTCAACGGTCAAGCCTTTCAAGTCCATGTTATCGTCAAGGATCACTGTCGATAGAGTACCTTTGTTGGCCATCTCGAACTTGTTACGAATACTGCTCTTAGCTTCTGAACTCAAATCTGTTTTGTGAACTTGTAAGACATTGCGTGACGGACTATCAAAGAAGCCTTTAAGCAAGTTGTTGCCCTTTGCCTGTAAGCTTATTTCACTTTGCAACGCATACAACGGTGAAATGCCTTTCGCACCGTCCTGAGTGAAACATTTGAAATGTAAGACGTTCTCAGGCGCAATCTGACGGCTTCTTTGATTATTCGGTGTATAAGTGTACGTCAACTGACCTGTGACGTCGTCTTGTTGCACCGTCATTTGTGAGTTCGGGATAAACTGGAAACCATCGTCCGTAATTAAGGCGAACGAGTTACCACTCAATAACATCTGTGCGGCAAGTGCAAACTTAAAATTATGACCGTTCATTTGTCCGTTTGGTCGATCGTTCAATTGCTTTTCTAACACGCTCGACTTAGGCACTAAGATACGATTGCTGGCTAAGTCATTCGCAATAATGTTAATGGCTGCGAATACGTCACTGTTACGCAACGCTGACGCACCGACAAACACGCTACTATCATTGCTCGACATGCTTACTACGGCGTCTAAAAATGCTGTGTCTTTATCTGGTTCGATCTCCCCTGTGTCAAAAAAGAATGACATTATCTAACCTCCTTCTTTTCGTAGTTAATTAAGAATGCAATGGCTATCAAACTAATACCACTGCATACTAAAAAAGCCCCCACGTTAAGCATGGTCAAAATGCCTAAATCAATAAGCAATAGCCCAATGATTAACAGGGTTGTTTGTATATATTTTTTAAAAAGTAAACTCGTCACTCGTGTAAAATTCGTTATCAGCTTCATTGTCTCTAACCTCGATTAATTCGTTACTGGTATAAACCCATGCGTTCATTAACGCCGCTAGTGGGTCAATCTTTTCGCAATTCCGCATTTTGTTGATCCGGCAATTACCTGTTGAGTCGTAAATAAGCACTGAATTATCAACGGCAATGCTCAATAAATGGTTGTTAGGGTGTGTGATCTGTCCGTTGAGGAGGTATTCCTTAAATTGCTTTGTCGGGAATGAAAGTGTTTTATTATTCTGCGCTGTCTCAACTAACGGCCAATCCTCGGCCTCGAATTGACCAAGTAAATAACCAAAACTCCAAGGGTCGTAGCAGATTGCTTCAACTTTCAAGTTGTTATCATCAACCATATTTTTAATAAAGTCGAATACGTCTTGATAATCAATCACGCCACTTTCTAAGTCGGTAATTGAACACTCACCAGCGGTCGCTAACGCCTTGTAATTAATATTATCTTGTTTCATTTTCTCAATAAGTCCGTACTTGGTGGCTACCCATGAGTGGGAATCGCAATAGAACGAGCCGTCATCTTGTGGGATAATCCAGCTAACACTTGTTAAGTCATTAGACTTTGACAAATCAATACCGAAAACAATTCGCTTACCATGTAAATCCGGCTTATCTACGGTCGTTTTAACCCACTCTGAATTAGATATAAAGCTATCGCTGTTGCTTTGTCTCCATAAATTGAAGTTTTTGACAAGCACGGAATTTATATCTTTTGTTTGCCGGGCTATTAATAGATCGTTCTCAATTTTTGGAATTAAGATATTGGCAACCTTTTGACTTGCTAAAAGTGGGTTGCTTTTTTCCCACAATGAACTATTGTTTATTTCTTCTTCAAGGTCTTGCTCGTAAATGGCTATAAACAAGCGATCGTTTGATAAGTCACCATTTAAAATTTTTGTGTTAATCTCGTAATCTTCAAACATTGGCGACTTTACTGTGTTGAATCCACTTGTAGAAATGATAGCTAAAAGGGAATTTTTCCCTGTCATGCCACTTTGTAGGACTTTTAAGCTATCTCTTGTTTTGCTTACCGCATACTCATCAACACAAACTAAGTCGCCACGCAACCCGTTTAAGTTCTCTTGCGTTCCGTTACCAGTCGCAACGGGTTTAATTGTCGAATTAGTTTGTGAGTCTTGAATTTCTTGCTTGTTGATTTTTAAACGCCCACGCAATGCCGGACTGTCCTTTGTTGCTTGTAATAACTCGGCTCTGCACTGGTTAAAAGTAATGTTAGCTTGTTTGTAGGTGTTAGCGCTGAAAATTATTTCTTTGGATAGTTTTGGCTCTTTTTCTAAAAATAAATAAACAAGTCCAATCATTGAAATTAGAAAAGATTTTCCGTTTTTACGGCTCATTGAAATAAAGGCTTGTTTGAATCTCATCATAGTTTTATCGTCATTAGATACCCAACCGAATAAAGAACCAACTAACCATTTTTGAAATGGTAATAAAGTTATTTTTTCACCTGTTGGACTTTTAAATAATGAAATGAACTCAATTACTCTATTGGCCTTTTTTAAGTCGAAATAGTAGTTAAAGTCATCATCATTATTGATACGCTCACGGTCGTTTAACTCACGCTGGCAAGCTAACTTTATTTTATTGTTAGTAACAATCTCACCGCTTAAAACTTTGTGGCAATAGTCTAAAACGTAATCAGTCATCGTTAATCAGTTCTCTAAATGGATCATCTATGTTGTCATTTTGCACGTTATTAAGCAACTGCTTAACTCGTGCGTTCATTGTTAGGTTTAAGTCACGTAGCAAGTCATTAACGTTCTTTAGCGCACTATTGAATACGGTAGTTGCCATATTGCGCCGTCCGCCTACTACAACACCGTCCGAGTGAATCGAATCTAACGCTTGTTGCAATTGATCTACTGATTCTGCCAGCAAACTAAGTTGTAAGCCGTCAATCTTGGCAAAAGGTACGTCCGAATCGCTTACCAACGTTAGTAATAGGTCGAAAAACTGTTTGCCTTGCTTAGATAGCACAATTGTTGGCTTTAAATCTAAGTCTTGATTAAGCATTGACTTAACTTGTTCTCGCGTTTGTTCAGTCGTTCGTGATTCGTGTGAATTGTTTTCGAGTTTTATCATTGACTCCCAACCCCCTAAGTGTTAATCTGTATGTATCGAAAAAGCCGTTATATAAAGGATAACACGGCTTAATACGGCTAAATTTTTTGTTTTTTTAATTTAAAAATCGGGAAATTTAATTTTTAAGAGCAGGACGCTCATTGCGAACTATTTTGCATAGCCCCCCCTATATTGTTCGTGGTTATGTTCTTAGCCTTTTGGCTTATTTTTTTTGCTCTCGTTCTTGTTGCGACTTCAAGCTGTGATGGTAACTGCACAATGATTGCAGATTGTCCCAGTCGTAAGGTTCACCACCAGCAAACAACGGTACAATGTGATCCACACTCGTTGCAAGGTTAATCATTCCAGCCCTTTTTGAGCCCTGTTTTGAAGCCCTAATGCACGCTTCACAAATCGGATTAGCTTCTCTATAAAGTCTGCTTGTCTTCCTCCAACGATTGCTTGAATGAATCTCGTTTGCATAATCACTTGTCTTACTTACATGAGAATCTTTTGGTTTGTGTTTGTCACAATATCTTTCGTTCAACTTTACTAATCTTTTACAACCTGCATGAGAACAATACTTCTTACTAACCATTCGAGTTAGTGTCTGTATTCGTTGTACTATCGCTCGTTGTGTCGTCACTCGATCCACCAACTAATGACAACACAATCGTATCGTAGTAATCATTAATCTCGTAATTAGGATTGATACTTGCAACGTTGTAAGTCTTGGTATTAGGTAAAGTGATCGTATAATTTTGGTCGTTCATTGCTTCCACGAATCTGTCATCATGTCGAACTACAATCGTAACTTTATCCTTTAGATAATTGAAAGCATTGCTACTAATTGACTGTGACAATGACTGCTTATAATAACCATAATAGAAATCAAATAGTTTTGTATTCACATCAATCGTGTTTCCGTTTGGCAACTCTTCATATCCTAATTTGTTTAGACTTGCTTTATATCTTAATCTACTTAATGTCATCTTCATGTGTGTAACCTCCTACATATGTACGGTGGCAAAGCCACCCTCTCACTAGTGCACGTATACTTTACTGCGTCCGTTTAATTCAGCCGGTACGTTGTACCCCTTAGCTCTAGCCTTGCTGGCCGTCATTGTTTCAACGCCTAGCCCTTCAAAATATCCTAGCGCCTCAAAGCTGTTTAAATGTTTCTTCAAGTTGTCCCCGTCAACTCTTGCCCCTGCTTTATTCAACTTACCGAAGTCGGGTAATGACGCTACCAGTTCGTCATAGGTTGTGACGTCTTGGCTGGTTAATAACTTAGCCATCTTATCAACTTGACCACTTGTCAACTCTAACCGTTTACGCTTAGGCTGGCCGGTAATTGGTAGCATTCGATCGGCTACCTTATCACCAAACATGATACGCACGGCGTCCGGGGTTAATACGGTCTTTTCTGACAAGTTACTAATCCGTTCCCAATAGGCGCACTCTGGATCGTTGAAACATAAATAAAAAGTCGGGCACTTATATAAGTCTGGATAGTGACGTGTAAGCCAATCCTGTTGATCGTTGTTCATGCTATCGAACGGTAGCCGTTCTAATTGTCCGGCTACGATCAAAAGATTAATAATATTCGTTAGCTTGCTGTCGTTCAGATTCTTCTTTGTCCGTGGGTCTAAGCGATCGTTAATACGGCTAATTGCTAACGGTTGTACTACGCCGTATTGTGTTTCTTTAGTTGGCTTATATTGTAAAGGATTAACCAACGCTTCAAGCCAAATTGCGGTTAATACTTGCTTTAGCCCCTTAATATTGCGGAATGCTTTCTTCATTTCTTTTGATTGCTTACTGCTGACGCTCAAAGTATTAAGTGCGTGTTCAGCGTGCAGTTGCACATAACGCTGGTAATTAGTTGTTTTAATATCCAATACCTTAGATAAGAATTGGCTCATCTTACCTTGTAACAAGTTCTCAAGGTAGCCTAGGAGGTTCACCTTTTTGCCTTGACACTTAACCACGTCAATCGGTCCGGCAATTACTTGTAGGCCGGTAATAGTCCCGATGTTGTAGTTGTCTAATAACTCTGCACGATCAGTGGTAACCTCATGCTTATCACGCTTAGCGCCCTCGAATAGCGCCTTAACGTCCTCAATATCATTCTCAAAATTTAAAATCATTTGTTCATTTTCCATAATTACACCCTTTCAATTTGTATTATGTACACCAACAAGCTTTCACTCATTGGTTAGGAGGTTAGGAATCAAGATACAAAAAAAAGCGTACGTTATCAGATCGCCGGTTTGCCGGTGGGGTAGGATTCCAAAATCTGATAACGTACGCTCTACATACGTATGTATTTAATTACTAATCAGGATCCTACCCCGTTTGATTAGTTTTAGTTTATGTACTTGGTGGGGTGAACGAAGCCCCCACCGCTGAAAAGGTGTGTTCCGTCATTGTAGTAAACAATGATCGGACTATGGAGATGGAAAGTGACCATAGTATGTACTTTTTTAGTCTTTACACTATACTTCCAAATAAGGGAAAATATTACCAAAAATCAACCAATAATGGTCGTATTTCCCCTTCGAGTAAAATATTTTTACCCCTCTATATATGTCAGGATATGGTCGAAATATGCAGGTTTTTTAGCCATATTCCTGCATATTTTAACCATTGCTATTATATTTAATATTTCCTTAACATTTAGGTCTCTACATATATGTCAAAATATAGGGAAAATACGCACTTTTTTAGCTATATTTTGTACATATTTTCCCTACCACTATTATATTTAATCTTTTCTTAATATTTATCACTATCTATATATGTCAAAATATGGTGAAAATACGTACACTTTTTGGCGTATTTTGTACACATTTTCCCCGTTGGTAAAAAATTATTACCCTTTACACTAATCTCCTGAAAGAGGGACTAGATGTCGAAAAAACGCCCAAAAACCTGCATGTAGTCCCTTCTGTTGATTATCTTAATATTTACTTAACATTTACCCTACATATATGTCAAAATATGGTCGAAATATGTACTTTTTTTTGCGTTTTTTGTACATATTTCGACTACTGCTATCATATTTAATATTTACTTAACATTTACACCCCTACATATATCTACAAAAGGGGTGACTAGATGGAGAAAAAAACGTCAAAAAACGCCATCTAGTCACCCCTGATAAAAAATTATTATATTATATCAATTATGATAATTTATTATTATATTTACTATCAACGGCAACGCTTGATTGCTTCAATAATTGCGCTTAGTCCTATTCCAATGACAATCAACACGTGAGGATTGACGGCTACATACATGAGGCCAAAGATTAGTATAGCTAAGAATATACATGTAAGAATGAGTGTCTTTATAAGCTTAAATATATTCAATACATAGGCCTCCTATTGTGATCGTGATAATATGCTCACACTTTGAGCGTCAGCGAATTAGTGTGAGTTAGTGCTTTAGCACTTACCCACTGTTATATTTATTATGTATTATTCACGTGACTAACGCACTCACTACGTTCGCTTGTTTTTGCTTTTGCACCGAGGGGCACGCAAAAGGCAAAAGTAAAAGGTGCCGTTCGCTACGCTCATGACATCATGTTGTTAGGGGTGCTTATAACATTAACTAATTACTTACTAGCATAATAAACTTACATAATGAGGGACTAAAACAAAACTGTAAATCCTGTAAGCTTACTCTCACAAGGGATACAGACTTTTTTTATTAAAAGAATTTTCGGTAAAGAAGTAGTAATATATACTCTTTCTTTATCAAAAATTCTTTTCAAAAATAATCGCTGTATCACTACTCCCACAAGGGATCACAAGTTTCAACTTTTGTTATAAGGGGGGTTCTAAGATGGCGCAAGCCAATCACGACATGCGGGCGAGTGGTCTTTGCGAGACAAGCGACGCACAAAAATTTCATTTTTGTGCGTCAGTATTATATTCTCATCTATTAAAAGCATAGTATTCAACACTTAAAGCATGATTTTAGATATTCTAAGCTATCATCCATGTAATTATGCCACATACACTTAAAACGTCTTAGAACGCTTGTAAATGCTTTATAGGGTTATTCCGTTATATAGACTAGTCCACGTGCATATAATCTATTTACGAGCCATCTAAGCTATGTTTAGTTGTCAGTAATGTAATTACACTTGTTAGCGTATAAAGTTGCTTAGGTTGCTTGTAAGCACACAAAAAGGCCTATCAAATTAATGACGGGCCTCTTGGTCGTTACAAAACAATTCAGTACCTCAAAATGAAAATTAACGGAGTGTTCATGCAAACACAAGTTGTATTATATCAT